TCTTAATAGCTTCTTGTGGGATTTGGAGCAGATGGAAAAGTAAAAGGATAAGAAGGCTCATTTCTTTTTCTTCTTTTTCTTAACTTTAGGTTTTGGTTTAGGCCCTCTCTTTTGAGGGGTTTTTCGTTTAAAGTTTGAGAATTCCATATTATTTCTTATTAAAGAACTCTTTATATGCCTTCTCAATCTCATCAAAGGTTGCAGAATATTTAAACCATAAATTATTGTATCTACTCCTCAATGCTACTTCATCCATGTTTGGGAATTTCCTAAAGTCATCAAGCACAGCCTCGGGGATGTCTTTGTAGATTTTCTTAACACTTGCCTCACGCTTAGCTATCTTCTCTAGCTTAAGGTTTAGCTGTTCAACAGAGGTTTCGAATTTGGCTATTTGCTTAAGCAATTCATCGCGCTTAGCTATCAACTCTTGCTTTTCAAGATTACCTCCAAGAGCAAAGTAATCTCCCAGCAACTCATTAACCACTTTACTTTGATTCTTCTCTTCTTGAAGTCTCTCTACTAAGTCAGCGTCTAATGTGAATAACTTGTTTACCTTCATGCTTTTCTTAAGACTTCACCCTTTATAAGTATATATATATATTATTATATATATAGTAAGTAGTATAGTTAGTCTGAGTTTAGTAGTCCTCTCCCCAATCGGAAGCTTTTTAACCTTCCTTCGCTTTGGCTGAAGCATATCAGCCAACTTCTAAGCATAGCTTGTAAGCTCTATTGGGGAAGGCTCGCTACGCTCGCTCACAGCCATTCTGGCAAGCTTTAATGGGAAGGCTGGGGGCATTTACGGTAGCAACCCAAATAAGCCAGCTTGCTTCGCAACCTGCTCGAGGCTTCGCCTGAGCCAAAGGGCTTATAAGGCTTGCGACCTAATCTATAGCCACCCCCCCAGCCCCCCTCAAGGGGGGAGCCGACTGGGCTCGCCCCGCTCGCCCCGCTTAGTCTTGTTATGCGATTGTTGGTGTTTTTTGTGTTTTTGTGTGTGTAGGACTCAAAGGAAAATATTATAAACACCCTTAACCTAGCAACAGCATGGCAAAGAAACAGGTAATCCAAGGGCACCATATCTCCTACGAACCAGAAGTAATCGTCAAGATATATCAAGGAGAGCATTGGGCTATTACACAACTAAATCGCAGAACAAAAAACATATCAAAAGGTTTTTTAAGATGCTTACAAACATTCATAAATGAAAAAGAAGAAATCGCCATCGACCTTGACAACCCAGATAACGATTGAGGAAGCAGAGAAGAAACTGGGGATTAAACTAGATGACTGGCAAAAAGAATATATCACACATGAGGGAAACACGGTCGTTCGAGCCGGACGACAGAGTGGTAAATCCTTCGCGGAGAGTTTACGAGTTGCGTTATTCGCACTTACCAACCCAAAGACAACAACCCTCATCATCGCATCAGTCGATAGACAGTCTATCGAACTACTTGAAAAAGTTAAAAGTCACATTGTTACAATTGCGGGAGCTCAAGTTAAAGGAAGACCAACGTTCCACAAGATTGAATTAAAAAATGGCAGTAAAGTTATGGCAGAACCCGCTGGCGCTACTGGTTATGGGCTTAGGGGCTTTACTGTTGACAAGTTGGTTGCAGACGAAGCCCATTATATACCTGATGCTGTTTTTGTTGCTGTTCGTCCCATGTTGGCTACTACTGGCGGTACTCTTGATTTACTCTCTACTCCCCGAGGCAATGAAGGATTTTTCTATGATTGCTTCCAAACTGAAGAATTCCACCACATCCACATAATGTCTAAAGACTGCCCTAGAATTTCTGAAGAATTTTTAGAACAAGAAAAAAAGCGGATGACCAAGTTACAGTATTGCCAAGAGTATGAAGCAGAGTTCCTAGATTCACTTCAACAATTCTTCCCTAAAGAACTTATCGACTCTTGCATAGGAAACCATGGGGTAGTGAACGGAAGAAACTTCCTCGGAGTAGACTTCGGAGGATATGGGGGAGATCAAAACGCATTTGTTACTCTGAAAAACGAAGGGAAGAAATCTATGATCACCTCTTTTGAAACTACGGAAAAAGTGAAGGCGTGGGAAACTGTAAATCATATCCTAACCCTAAACACCAAATACAACTATCGAAAGATAGGGGTAGATGATGGAGGATTAGGAACTCCAATTTTAGACTATCTCCTAACTCACAACCAATTAAAAAGAAAAACAATCGGACTTAACAACGCATCACGTTCTATCGACGCTGACGGAAGACCAAAAAGACTTCTAAAAGAGGATATGTATGGAAACCTAAAGATAATGATGGAACAGGGATTAATAAAATTCCAAGACGCAGAAGAACTAAGAAGAAGCCTTACCTCCATCCAATTTGAAATAGATAAAGATACAAAAAACGTAAAAATCTTCGGAAGATACTCCCATATTACAGAAGGATTAATTAGGGCAGCGTGGTTGGTAAAAAGCAAAGGATTAAATATTATGGCTTTCTGTTAGAATCATGGCAGACTTCGGAATCTACACAAAGAACGCAGACATCCAAGCGAGAGCTGGAGTGAATGCAAACGCAACTTCTAAGGCAACAGCTGCAACTGATGTTTATGTTCTTAATATCGAGGCTATGATTAATGTGAGGACTAGAAAGAACTGGTCTGCGGCAGTAACCGGCGGACCACTAGATGCTTCTGTTCAGGGAGCACTAACCCACGTCGGAGCGTGTTGGTGTGCGATGATTGTGATAAACTCTGATATGAGTGGCTACACTTCGAGGTCAGAGGCTCAAACAATGCTCGATTTTCTAAACAACGAAGTAAACAAAGGTCTATCCTTCCTAAAAGAGAAAGGGGTAGAAACCTTCATATTGGGAGCTCCATGATGCCACACGATTTTGATACCTACCCAGAACTCACAAACTCCCAAGCAATTATTTATTACTGGGATTCTCCACACAAACAAATCTTCGAAGATTTCGCAGGAATAGTTGTTAAAGTAACTGATGGAGATACAATAAGATTAGAAACAAATTTTAGAGACTTCTTAACAACCGTCCGTCTCGCATACATCAATTCTCCAGAAATGAATGAAGGCGGAGCAGAAAGCAAATCATGGTTAGAATCTCAAATCTTAGGAAAGGAAGTTTATGTCAGAGTCAATCCAAATAACAGAGTAGGGAAGTGGGGGCGAATTATTGGGGATGTTATCTTCGGGGCAGAATCAATGAGTTTTGCAAGTTTAAGAGAAATGCACTCAGCAGTTTTCGGGAGCCTACCATTGTAATCCCAAGAGTTTTCAGCAACGAGAGAGAAAGGATAATAGCCTCGTTCAGCTTTACTGATGTTATCTCTGGAATCGGAACACAGGTTTTTTATGGAACTCTATTACAAGATAGCGTCGCTGCATCGAAGAAATTATTAACATCAGTTCAAGCGAGTGTAGGAGCACCCGCAACGCAAAGCCTAGCAGACGGCCAAACACATACTATCAATACAAATATATTCAATTCGACAAGAACGGTAAAAGGGTCTGCTACTCTTATTTGTGCAATGAGAAGAACAGGAAGCAACACGAGCTTCACAGCAAAAATCCAACACGTCGACGCTGATTCTAATGTGACAGATATAAGTTCTACATTAACCTCCACCACAGGAACAATAGAAGACTACGTTTGGACTTTTGAGCTCCCACTAACAAAAACTATATTTAAAAAAGGAGATCATCTTAGATTATTGATAACACTCCCAGATAGCGGAACTCCAGGAAGTGCAATATGGTTTGACCCAAAGGGAGCAAACGCAGAGCCATTTAAATTACTAATCCCTTTCGATTTAGACCTATAAAATGACAGAAAATAGAATAGACTCAATGACAGTAGGAGATGTTTCACATCCGGACGCATACTCAGTCCCAGCAGACTACTTAGACTCTCCACAACATATCTCTGAAACGGAATGGATGAATACAAACTGGTCTCAACAACTCGGCTACTTCAACAAAATCGCAGAAATCCAAGCGACTATAAACGCCAAATCGACATGGACTGTCGGAAAAGGATTTAAGGCGGACCATCAAACAACATTTATTTTAGAATCAATAAGAGGGAATGGGATGGACACTTTCAACACAATTCTAGAAAACATGATACGAACTTACTATATCGGGGGAGACTCCTACTGCGAAATAATCCGGGATGATGAAAACAACCTAATAAATCTCAAACCACTCAATCCAGGGAGAATAAAAATTATCACAGGGCCACAAGGAATTGTTAAGAGATACGAAGACAACTGGAAGGGGAAGACTACAAAGTTCACACCAGAGAAAATCTTCCACTTATCCCGAAACAGAATCGGGGACCAAATCCACGGGGTATCAGTAATCACCTCAGTAGAGAATATCATTTTAGCACGTAACGAATCAATCACAGACTACAAACAAGTAATGCACGACAACGTAACTCCTCGTTGGAAGTTCAAATTAAAGACTGATGACCCAACAGAAATCGCAGCATACAAAGCAAAGCAAGATTTAGCAACTAAAACGGTAAGCACTAATATCTATGAACCTTTCGATGTTTCGGAATCAGAATTAATCACAGTTGCACCAAATGCAACCCTAGACCCTAAGGCATGGATTGAGGCACAAGGAAACTTCTTTTATGAAGCTGTTGGAGTCCCTAAGATTATTCTAGGGGGAAGCGGCGAGTTTACGGAAGCTTCCGCAAAAATAGCGTATCTCGCCTTCCAGCAGAACATAGAAGAAGAACAATTATTTATCGAAGAACAAGTAGGAATCCAATTAGGACTGGCTATCGAACTAGAGTTCCCAGCGTCGCTAGAGAATGAATTGTTAAGTGATAAGGCGAAAGATGGAGCACAGAATATAGATGCGAGTGAAACAACCGCAGGAGAAGGACAATAGTAGAACAAGAATTAATTAGTTTAATTGGAACTCTAGGATTTCCAATAGCGGTGACGGTTTATTTATTACTAGAAAGGGGGAAAACCTTGAAGGAATTAACAAAGGCAATCACAGGACTAACAATATTAATCGAGGCTAAACTTAAATAATGGCACCAAGATCAAGCACAAAGAAAAGAGAGGAAGCGGCAATATTGAGTAGGGGTGGAAAAGATTTTATCATCCCTAAAAAAGAAAAAGAAGAGTTAGAACGTCGAGGAAGATTGGGCCCTGAACAAAGAGAGAGAGAGGCAGAATCAAAAAGAAAACTAGAAATAAAAAACATAACGCAGAAAAATCTAGACATCAAAAAAGCAAAAAATGTTGAGGAAGAAAAGAGAAAAAGAGAAACAATTAGGGAGCAAAAAAGTGAAGAATTTAAAGAAAGTCAATTAGCTAAGAAAAGGCAAGACCCTTCAAGAATCTCCGGATTAACTGAGGAAGAAGAAAAGAGGCAGGCAAGTCAAGTGGGGGGGAGAAAATTAGGTAAAGAAGAAGCAGAAGCGAGAGGATTCGAACCTATGATAAGAGAACATAAATTTGAAGACCAACCTTGGGGAGTTAAACTATATCAAGAAGCATTATTAACAGCAGCCACAGCTGGAGTATCGCCGAAACTATTTATTATGGGGGTGAAAGGGGCGAATGTTGTTGGAGCATTCTTGAAAACAAAGATAGGGCAAAGCATAATAAAGGGAATGGGGACGACTGCCACATTCGCAGGAATTATGACTTGGTTAGCGTCGGATAACATAATTGGAACGATGAGTATTTATGGGCGAGACTTAGTGGATGATGTAGAATTTAATAATTTAGACCCAGCAATAGCGTTGGATAAATTTGAAGAAGGGGAAAATTTTGTCCAAACTAGCAGGTCGTTTATCAACTGGGCAACAGCAACAAATCCTTTTTTATGGCCTTTTAGAAAAATTATTTTAACAAACGCAGATGCGGCAGAATTAGCACTATTAGAAAATAAAGCGAGAATCTCTGGAACACAAGAAATACCTGATGAAACATCAGAACCAACAATCCCCCTACCCCCAGGAGATTTAACAGAAAGTTTATAAACGGGTGTGGTGTGTATAAAGAGTATAAGCCCGTGAGTTCCTAATCTCCTCATGGAAAACTTCCGGAGCCCGTCACTCCGCCCCTTTATTAATGCCTCATAGAAAAGTTTATAAAGAACGCTACGCTAT